ATGACAATCAACCCGAGTATTATAGTGCTCGCGGTGAGAATTGCCCTCCTCGCCTTGATGCTGACCTGTGTGAATATCTTCTGCCTGATAACAGCGAAGAGTATGCTTATGTCTTCCGTAGTGGTGAATGGGTGTGCTATAATATGCATCAGTTTGACGACAGCAAACTTCCTGAAGTCGTTGAAATTCCCTCTGGTGCCCTTGCTGCTTGATTTATGAATATGATTCGTGTAAAGTATTCTTATAAAGAACATCCAAACACTACTCTTTCGGTGTTCCTTAAAACTGAAGAACAAGTGGAGGCTTTCAAAGCCAAACATCCTGATTATGTTTATGTTGGAGAAACTAAATGAAAACTTCTACTGCTCTTGGTGTTGTGTTTGGTGTAATTGTCCTTGCAACTGCTGGACTTCTTTTTGAAGCGTGGTTGCTTGGATTGATTCTGTCTTGGTTTGGCGTAAGTCTGTCATTCTGGCAGAACTTTGCTATCATTTTCCTCGCTAATCTTATTTTCAAAGCTAACGTATCTTCAAAATGACACAAGACAACACAATACGTAACGCCAGTATTATTGGTGTTTCTTTTATTCTTTCTTTGTTTATTATCAATGCAGTGGTTGGTCCTCTCTACAACGTGTGGGCACAATCTTTACAAGGTAAAGCAGAACTGCAAAAGGCAGAATATACTCGCCAGGTAGCAGTGCTGGAAGCACAAGCAAAGAAAGATTCGGCACAACAACTTGCTGATGCTGAGGTGATTCGTGCTCAGGGTGTTGCGAAAGCAAACCAAATCATCGGTGATAGTCTGAAGGACAATCGTGAGTATCTTCAGTATCTTTATATCACTGGACTGGAAGAAGGATCGAACAAAGGCAATGTAACCATCTATGTGCCTACTGAAGGTGGAATGCCTGTGCCCACACTTTCGATGAATAAGTGATGTTTAACTTCATTTCTGGTATGATTTTTGGTATTATCGCTGCAACTGTTGGGTTTGGTCCTATTGCCAAAGTTCTTGATGGTGCAATGTTTAACATTCAAAAAACTACCGTAGAAGTGAGCAAACCACAACTTCCGCCGCCAGTTCAATAACTGGCACACGACCCGCCCACAAGGCGGGTTTTCTGTTATAATAGTCTAGTAGTTAAAGGATCATCATGGACCTGTCTGAACTGATTGAAGAACTGCGGGAAATCGAAATCTATGGATCAGAACCAGCAGATTGGATGGGATACTTGTGTGATGATGATTCCTGGGTGCCAGATCATGAACTGGCATACTGACCCTCTCAGCGGCGACCAGGTGCCGCTATAATAAGCACATACGCAACCAGGCAATGACTACCACCTTCGCTGACTACGCTGCTGCTGCTGAGGCACGGAACAACATCGCAGAGGCAGTTTTAGGGCACACCTATGCTCTCTGTGAGGCACTGCGCCAGAACTTCATTGATTACAGCATTAAGTCTCACGCACTTCGCACTGAAAATGAGGAGTATCACGATGCTTGTATTGAGAAACTGAAGCAGGGTGTTTGTGATTATGACTTCTACCCCGAAACGGGTCGTAAGTATCACAAAATCATTATGAATGCGAATGGTTCCCGCTCTGTTCACGCTTTTGTGGATAAGAAGACTGGGCAAATTTACAAAAGCGCCAGTTGGAAAGCACCTGCCAAAGGTGTTCGCTATGATCTTCGCATCATTGAGCAGCGTGAATGGTTGCTTCAACACGCTGACTGGGCGGGTTCCTACCTTTATGCTCGCTGATGTTTATCCCAACTCAACAATTCCTTAAAATGTCTTACGCCAACGAAATCCGTGAATTGACCATTGCCAAGTCCCTGCGACTGCTGCGTGATGGTTTCAAGAGTGAGTTTGCTACATCTGTATTTTCTGATGAGCGGACAATGGAACTCTTTGCTCAACTTGCTTCTGAATTTGTGGATGCTAACATTCCTGTGGTTGATGAGGATAATCGTATGGAACTTGCGATGATGCTGTTGGAGTCTCTGGATGTGATTGCACGATGACGACGATATTGATTTGGTTACTTTTATGGATTTTACTTTCTATTCCCGTTGGAATAGTTACTGGTTATCTTATTGAAACACCTGATGACTACGACTCATAAACTGGTCTTCATTTCTTCGTTCATTTGGTTTTTGCATTGGGGTCAATGTCTTACATCACTCTTTCTGGATACGGTTATAACAAACGCCTCTGCGAGGACGTTACCACTTGGTTTTTGAATAAGTTTCTTCCACGACATAAGATTGAGGTGGAGATTCTTCATCGGGGTTTGCGTCGTGAAGGAGTTTATGGTTATTGTGATTTTGTTGGAGAATCTTATCGACCCCGTGAGTTTCTGATTGAGATTGGCACTTATTTTAATGAGGAGTTGTATATAAAAACTCTTTTGCACGAACTGACCCACCTGCGGCAGTGGGTGGTGGGTTCACTGCGGTCCAAGCGTGGAAAAATGTATTATGGTAAAGTTTCAGTCGAAGATATTGAGTATTGGTATCAACCACACGAAATAGAGGCACGGGAGCAAGAAGAAACACTATATGTGGAGTATCTGACTGAAAAAAGAGGTGTGCCAGTTCCCAAAGTGGCATGGTGGTTTCCAAATCGTCTGATGCAGGCAGTATAATTACAAGGTAATCGACACACACCTCTCATGCTTACTGGTGATGCCCTTCTGGCAAAAGTAAAAGAACTTAGCATGGTTACCGACACTGTTCAAGACAAGCAGATTCGCCGCTCTATTCTGAAAGCAGTTGAGTCTATGGATCTGCGCCTGCTACAACGTATTGCCTATGAGGTGCGTTGTGAAGAAATGGGGATTTACCCCGATGGTTGGAAACTCTACCCTGAGGACTGAACAATGAGCAAGTATCGCATTCGTGTTGAAACCTTTGATGGTCTCTGCACCATCTGGTATGAAAAGTCCAAAGCAAAGAAAGCAACCGACATTATCTGTAGGCGTGTGTATGATCAACTGTGTGGTCTGAATATCAAAGAGATTGATGTAAGTTTGTCCGTATGAAACCCATTTATATTCGACAGTTTGTAAATCGTTGGTATCTGGTCTGGACCGATACTGGACAGACCATTGCATCATTTGCATCCGAATTTGAGGCATATTCTGCCCGCCGTGCTATAATGAATTCAAAGAAATCTATCGTATGAAAAAGTTTCTTCTTTTGACCACACTTTTGTTTGCATCACCTTTATATGCACAAGAGGCAAAAACTTATCAACCATTTCGATATGAAACTTCTTGTGCTTTGATGTATCAGGGCGAACCAATGACTGACTTGTGTGTTGTGATTGAAACCCGTGAAAAGGGTGGATTTCTTCGCACTCGCAACATCTTTTCAAATCGTTTTGGTCTATCAATCAAATCTTGGTTTGATAAGAAAGAAGGTTTTATGACTTGGGACAGTCATAATAAGTTTGCCTATAAATGGGAATATAAACTTGGTAGTGTTGGTCAACTTGGATCATGGTCAAATGTGATGCCTGGTTTTTATGTTCAAAACGTATCTTGGGACTAAATGTATGGAAGAAGTTAATGTAAATTTAAATGTTTATGAAGTAGGGATTGTTCTTTCCGCATTGCAGAACTTAACAATTCCTGATGAAAGAATGATCGCAAGAGAATATGGAAGTGTTTCGGCACTGTATAATAAACTCTATTCCTACTGGGAGCAGATGGACACTTCAGAAACTGGCATACGCAACGATGTGGTGCCGTCCTTCTGACCTATAATTACAAGGTAATCGGGAGACACCCAATGCAGACCCCTCAACTGACCAGCAAGGATGGAAACATGGTGGTTGACTTCTATCCCGTCAAAACTCCCTATGGTGACATCTCTAAGGAATGGTTTCTTCGTGCGGTCACTTTTGCTCCTCATGGTCAAGTGTCCAAGAAGTTTCTGAACCGTGTAGAAATGGCACTGGACATTCGTGATCGTCTGGCATATGGTTATACCGAAACCCGTGATAACTCCAATCTACCTCAGGTAGGTAATCCTTTTGCAGGTGCCTGCTGATGAAAACGTCACATATCTTTCTTGCTTTGATTGCCATTCTGATCTGGAATGCACTGATCATCAAACGTGATCAAGAAATGTTCAAGGCATATGATCAAGTCTGTGCCGAACATTCACAATCTCACCCCAATTGTCGTTACGCAAAATGATTGCCTCTCTTTCTCCGCTCTGGTATCAGTATTATCTGATTCTTCAAGAAGATTGCCCTGAACTGGTTGATGATTACATTGAAAACACTGCTGCTCGTCTTGAAATGACTGTTGATTATTTTACGGCAGAGTTCCTATGAATTCAAAGACAAAACTGATTCTGGCATTGCAACAAACTGAGAACATCTATGAACTTCTCAAAGAAGGACCATATGCTGGTTTCTTTTCCTCACATTTGTTTCCGATTAAGTTTGAGATTCAACGACAACTTGCAAACTTGACAAACACCGACTATTCCACTAAAATCAAGGAGTAATTTAGAAATACCAATGAAATCTCTTTACATTGTTGACTACTGGGTTCCGTTTCCATCTTCTGAATATGGTGGAGTCGTTTCACTGATTGCTGAGAGTGATACGGAGGCATTTGAACTTCTCTCAGAGGAAGATGGTTTTGATGATCGCTATCAGAGTCTGATCATGCCAAATGTCGTCAAGGCACAAAAGTTTGCTCTGGTGAATGAGTATGAATCTGGTATCATTGATGCATTTACGACCTGAAAACTATGGAAAAACTCTATCGCATTGAAGAACTCTGCACAACTGGTTGGGAACTTGTTGATGAGAAATATGTCAACATGACCAAAGAAGTGACACAACAAGTTTTGAATCAGTTAATTGCCGATGGTTACAATCCAAATTCACTTCGTGCCTTACCAAATCCACAACAATGATTGAGTTTCCTCATAAACCACCGAAAGGAATGCATTATGAACAAGTTCGCTTTAAAACTCATGTTGTTGCAATCTGGATTCATTATGATCGTCGGTTTGACTACAATCTTGGTGATGCAGTTCGTTGTATCTGGGGATTCTACAACACCAAAACCAAAGAATACTTCGCCCCAATCAATAGTAAGACCGTTGGTAAGCGCGTGAATATTGAGAATACCACGCTATATTCTGCGATGATTCCAAAACAAACTCCAATTGAAGCGGCATATGTATGAACCACAAGTCAATGATTATGTGTATTGGAACGATCGTGTCGAAGGATGGGTGTATTTTAAGGATGAGGAATACATTACGATTGAAATAGGAGTCAAACCAAAAGATGATGAAAACTATCAGGCATGTTCAATTCATCGCAATGATCGTCTGCTGGTTCTGTGTTTTGCAGATCAATGGAATGAATTGACCTATGTGAAATCAAGAGATTCAAGATATGAAGAAGAGAAAAACATTATGGAGACTCTGGGCAAAGGCAATCGGAGAAAAGGCATCAAAGAATGACAGAGAATCAGATCACGTTGCTGGTATACGGACTGTTATATTCCTCACTTATCTTTTCACTAATCTATTCATTATCGCAGGCGTAATTCGTCATTGGAACAAACATGAAATACCAGGTTGTCTATTACAAATTGAAGAAGGACCACAAGAAAGCAAAACAAATCGCAATTTTCTATAACATTGAGGATGCCACATTATGGGAACAACACGTGAAGAAATCGGGTTACCTAAACTCAGAAATCGTACCAGTTTTCTGATTCCTGTTTATTGTCTACTCTCTGCCATTGTAGGATATAATCTTTCAGGACCAATCACACATCAGTCAACGGTCAATCAAACACTGAAACTGTGCAATCAAAGACCTCTTGAATGTAAGTTTAAGTACGATATTCTGAACTACAACGAGACTGGTAAAGTTCCTTATAATCCTCAACCGAAGAACCAAAAGTAACTCTTCCAAGAATACTTACCAGGATTCTTCAAACTTTTGAGAATGCTGTGTTTATCAGTACACTCAAAGGCACGAACAGCGGCATTAATACTTTCATAACGGGGACCAATCAATCCCGTTTTTTTATTGACACCAAACACCGCCTTTTTCTTCTGCTTCTCTTCTAATATCTGCCAGCGATGACCGTATGCAATAATACCACTTCTGGCAGCATTTAGAATATTACGATTGGTATTCGGATCACCTGTCACCTCTATTGCTGCGACTCTTGCACTTTCATAGTCTTTGCATAAACCAGTTTCTAAGTTTTTACCTCTTATTTTAATGCCACAGTGTTTACCATCTCCACGTATACTATCATTCCAAGATATAAGGTGAGATGTTGATATATTTCTTTTATTCTTAGGTTTTGGTTTGGGTATTAATACTTCGCTATCGCTCAACCCTGCAGATTCCCACTTTTCCTGCATTGATTCCTCCGCTTTTTCTGCATCGGCGCTTGCGCTTATGCCTTCGGCAGGAATCACAATAGGATTGTATTCAGGTTTATATTTCTCAATCCATTCATTGAGTTTGTTCTCTAAACAGGTATCATCATATTCATCTAACTCTTTAATCATAAAGTTATGCACACCATATTGACGAAATGCCTTATGTAAGGGTTCTGATGACATTCTCTTAGAACGTTCTATATGGTGTACCCATTCTTTATTCATTGCAAGTGTGGTGTTTCCGACGTATTTTTCACTTGTTTGCTTGTTGAGAATAAGGTAAATGATTCCTCTGGACATTGATTATATTATG